CTTGATCCTGTTGGCATTGTCACTGAATCTAATTCAATAATATCTCCTACTTCTAATCCATGATTAGTTGATGTTGTAATTGTAACTGCTGTTCCTCGAGTTGTGCTTGTAGTAATCGTTGAACCTGTGAAAGTTATTTGAGTTCCTGCATTGTTACTTCTAAAAGGTGTAATGTCATACAAAGCACCTTCAAAATAAATAAGTAAAAATTTATCTGTGCCTATAGCTACATATCTATTACCATCAAGATCTACAAAGGCGTGTTGTTTTCTAGCAACTCCTACAATAGTATCAGGAAGTAATGAAGACCATCCTCCAACTTTTTCAGGAAGGTTATATCTAAAACGAACATTGTCAGAGTCGACCCATCTATTTTCTGCACCAACAGAAGTGTCCTGTTTGTCTATGCCTGATCTAAATTTAAAATCAACAAGAGCCATTAATTAAGCCCCTATGCTGTATTAGTCTTAAATGCCCAACCTCTTGTTGCATCTACATAAACTAATGTAACTGCTTGACCAGCTGTGCTTAAGGTTAAGTTAGATGCAGCTGAGTTTATAGGCTGACCATTTCTATCTACGGTTACATTATTAGAACTAAAAGTTCCTCTTGCATCAATAATAGTTACTTCTTCTCCAACAGATGGTGATGAAGGTAAGTCTACTTCAATTGGGTTAGCAGTTGTATTTGCTAAAATTTGATCTCCGTTTACCGCAGGAAAAGGAGTGTTTGAATCAGTTATAGATGCATAACCTTTTTCAAGGATAGTCATAACAGTTTCTGTTCCGTTTGATCTACAAAGAACAGTTGCACCCATTGGTATTTGAGTGGTAGTACCACTTGCTGTTAAAACTCCTAGTGTTCTATTTGCTGTGCCTCTAACAGTATCATCTTTCATAACCCATACTCTAGTCACGCCTGCACCACTCGGCATTGTAATTGTTCTATTACCTGCTAGAGTTCCATGTAATCTTAAGTATGCATTTTTACCATTAGATGTAGCACCATCTGTAAGCAGTAATGTAACACTAGCTCCCGCCATGTCTACATCTAAAACTCCTGATGATCCTTGTTCCAAAATTTGTAAATTAGTATTAGTGATTCCACCCCATTGTCCGGCTTTCTCACCTGTTGTTATAATCTCTAATTTTAAATCTGATGAAAATGTTGATGCCATATTAATTTGTATCTATTCGTGTCCAGACCATATCTACACCTGGAACTATTTCACTCCATGTTATTGCCGCAACTTCGCCTGTAGCTAGAGTTACATCGACTCCTGTAGGTTCTATATTTGCGTCAGCAGTTATTGTAACACTTCCTGTAGTTAAGGTCAATTGGTTTACAGAAGGTGTAATATCTACACTTGTGCTTGCTACTGCCGTGCCTGTAGTTAATGTGACCTGACTACCTGTAGCAGTAAAATTAGAATCTGCTGTAATGGTTAATGTTCCAAGTCCTAATGTTAATCTATTTGGATCAGGTATCTCTGTAATAGAGTCTGCTGAAATAGAAAAATTACCAATATTAATATCTAGTTGATTGCCGACTACACTTATTTGTACGTCACCAGCTGTTTGAGCTGTTGCGAATGGTAATGCTGATATTGCGTCAAATCCTAAACTCATAAATAATCCTTAAAAGGAGACAGTGAGGTATGTGGTGGAGTCACTGCCTCCATCTAAGGATTATATTACTTTTTGAACCAACTTGGAAGTCCTAAATGCGGTCTTCGATCATTTACGTTTTGAGCTGCATCTTTGGATTTTTGGTCGTTATAGTGTAGAAATACTTGGGCACAGTTATCGCCTTGAAACTCTTCTCTCCAATGTTCTAATTCCATGCCTCTATAAACAAGCATATCACCAGGTTTTAAATTAACTGTTATTCCTTTATTTTGACTAGATACAGTTATTTTTTTACCATCAGGTATACCTACATTCTTTTTAGGTTCTAAATGTATAGGCCAAGGATCACCACCAAGATTTAATGTTGTAGATATTTCACAACTAAATCTATCTTTATGTCTATGTAAGACATCACCAGCTTTATATATTCTTGCATACGAATATGTTGGGTTTAATTTAAGCCCTGTTTTCTTTTCCATAATAGGTAAAGTTCTCATTAACAAAGTTTCCATAGCTATATCTGCATAGTGAGAATATGTATTTGGAACTTGTTGATCGGCCCACGTTCCCCATTCTTCTGTAAATTGAGAGATATACCTTTGATCAAATAAAGTTCTAGCAACAGTTCTTTTAAGTAAAAAGTAATTGTAAACAAATGTAGCTATGTCCTTGGGCACAGCTTCTTTAATAACCATATATTTATTTTTTTTAAAGATCATTTTTTTTCTCACTAGTTTCTTTTGATATAGCTGTTTCAACAACTTTAATATTAAAGTGTATAAATCTAAATGGTTCTAAACCTGGATCTACTGCAAACTGATGTGGAACATAACCTGGAAAGATAATCATTGTTCCTGGTTTTGGTTTATAATGAATTTGACTAGATCCTAATGTAATTTGATCTGGATTTTTTGTAAATAGTTTTGTCATCTCTGCACCAGGTCTTGGGTCATGAAAGATAGGGTAAGATGTCTTTTCGCTGCATTTTAAAAAATAAAATCCAGATACGTGTTGATTCCAATGAACGTGAGTATCGTGATGACCACCTCCTTTTTCACTAAACTCTTGCACCCAAAATTCTGTAAAATGTAAACTATTGCCTTTTGTATTAAATCCCTGCCAGTCTAAAAACTCATAAGATCGTTGACCTATAAACTGTACTAGATCTTTTATTTTAGGATCGTCAGAAAAACTCTCACTATGTTTTGATAAACCAAATGTACCTATATTTTTTTTCCATTTAGGTTCATTCTTTAATTTATCTTTTAAAAGTTTTTCTGCTTTTTTAATATATTTATCTGTTACTTTAGTTGCGTTTTTCAAAAACATAGGTGCTTCTGCAATCCATATTGGTGTTTGAAAATAAAATGCAGATTTAAAATCTACATGTCCTTTTGGTTTTTGTGGTATACTACTTCCGCCTTGTTTGATGTCTTTCATATTATTTAAATGGATAACCTAGATTCCATATCACTAGACTATTCCTCTCTCCTTTAGTTACTGGTTTGACTCTATGCCATACAAATGAAGGAAATACAACCAAAGAGCCTTTTGGTAATATTTCTGTACATGTTTTTAAATTAGGTTTTTTATCAGGATCTTCATTTCTTAAATCAAACTCTAACTCTCCACCTTTATATTCTTTTGGATCTGTTAACGTTACGGTTACAGATAATTTTCTAATTTTTCCTTTTGTTGGTCCTTCTTCTATATAAGGTTTATCCCAACTATCACAGTGCCAATCATAATACTGACCTTTTTTATATATGGTAAACTGACAAGGTTCAGAACGATCCCATTCAAAGTTCCAACCTGCGTTCGTATTTGCTTGATGAACATAGGGTTGTATTTCTTTATAAATCCAAGTATCACTCATCCATATAATATTAGAATCTCTTTTCTTTTGTAAATTTTTTATTTCATCTTTGTTAAGAGGATCTTTATTTAAATCTCTGTCTCTACCAAAGCCACCTGTAATGGCCATAACTTCTCTTTGTTTTTCGGCTTTGCCATACTTAACAATAAGATCACATATTCGTGGTGGTATTGCAGATTCAAAATACCAATAGTGATTAGATATATTCATAGTTAATCGTTAAAATTATATTTAAGTTATTAGAAGTATTAGGTGAAAAAGAATACTTATTAGTAGCTGGAAACATTATAAACTCATTATTCTTTATGGGTATGTGCCAAGTTCTATTTTTTCTTCTGTTATCGTCATATTCGATAATACATTCTGAAGAACCTTCTTTAACATCAACACCATAAATAAGTGTATAATCTGGTGAGTTACGTAAATCAACAGGTTCTGATTGATTTCTTATCCAAGACTTTTCTTTAGGATGCATAACATTACCATGCATAGTTTTAGTTACTAAAGTAGGACCATATTCACCTCTCCAATGATCTCTCACATAATCTTGCATCCATTGTAATGGTTGAGAAAAATTTACAACATAATCATCAAAAGCATAAGTTTGTGAATTATTGTTAATTCTATTTTTATTAATGTAAGATTCTATAATGTCGTTTCTTATTTTATCACGATCAATTTCAAAACCTTTTGGCATATCAACTTTGCCATAATATAAATCAACTTCTGTTAATACTTTCTTTTGCATACCTGTTCAGATATGTAATAAAACTCAATAATAATGTCAAGTGAATTATCTAGCGACTTTATCCCAAGCACCTGTAGATTCATTCCACTCGTATCTGTGAGTAGTTTGTTCTTCTTCAGATAATTCTGGAGCATCACCTATTGGTGATTGCCATCTTGCTTCTGCCACATTTAAAGTCCAACTAGCATAAGGTTTCTTACTAATAAAAATATCATTATCTTCATCATAAGTATAACCTATACCTGCGTAATTACCTCTTAAAGGTGTTCCGCCATTTCTGTGTTGTCCACCATATGTATTATAAGATGTTTTTTTCCAAAGAGGCCAGCTATGGATTCTTTCCAAAAACTGTCTTCCTACTTCTTCATCTTCGATACCATCAGCATTTTGACAATCAGTATCAGCTACAACGTGAACTGCTATAACTTTATTGTTTGCTCCTAGTTTTGCGTAATGTGCCATAATGTTTCTCCTTATATTATATTTTTTAACTTATGTAAATTCATTAATTTTGAAATTTATATCTTATTATTACTACCCCTGATCCACCTGCTTTTCCTACAGTAACTGGTATTCCAGGACCACCTGATGATCCTCCACCACCTCCTCCAGTGTTAGCTGTACCATCTGCTGCATCTGTACCACACCTTACTCCATTTCCACCACCTCCAGCACCACCAGCACCTGCTGGTGCCGCAATTGATTTTGGTGATGAACCACCACCTCCACCTCCAGCTCTTGCTGTTGGAGTTCCATTAATTGAAGAAGTTGCGCCTGCACCACCAGCTCCACCACCAGCTCCACCTGAAACACTATTTGCTCCACCTGCAACAGTAGCACCGCCACCGCCACCTGAACCATCATCGCCGTTTGGTGGACCACCTGGTGAACCATTTGTTCCTTGTGCTGGACTAACTGGAGGAGTGTTACCTGTGCCACCTGCTCTTGGTGAACCTCTTCCACCACCGCCACCTGAACCACCATTTGCAGCTGCTCCTCTACCACCATATCCTCCACCTGTTGAAGTAATACTTGAAAAAGTTGAAGGGTTTCCGCTAGAACCTGTTCCTGGTTGTGGTGCACCTGCTCCGCCAGCACCTATTGTAATTGGATAAGTTGCAACTGGAACGGATAAACCGTCTGGTGCGTTTAATGGACTAGCTGTATAAGGATCAGATGTACATTTACCTTCTCTAAATCCTCCTGCTCCTCCTCCGCCGCTACCATCACCGCTTCCTCCACCGCCACCTGCTACGACTACATAAGAAACTTTATTTGATCCTGCTGCGTTACCAGCAGCAGTAACTTGAAAACATCCACTAGAAGTGAATGTATGAATTTTGTAATCTCCTGAACACGTTATAGTTCCACCAGTAGCAGCAATATATTCTTTATTTTCTTTTGAACCTTCTTGATCTTGAATAGGTACCCATCCTTGAGTTCCATCAATATAAATTAAAGTAACAGATTCTCTTTCTTTATTAATAACACCACAATTACAAGTTCCTTGAAATTTAGAACCGCCTCTACCAATATTAATTTCTTTACACGCAGTAGCTGCCGTTCCTGCATAATCTGCTATAGAAACAATATCACCCGCTGAAGGTGAGCTTGGAAGAGTAACTGTAACAGCTCCACTAGTTGTGTTTACAAAAAATCCTGAACCACTTGTTGCAGTAAAAGGCGATGTCTTTGCAGTTGTGCACCAGTTAACAGTTCCTGTTCTGCCAAAACCTGATTGTGTAGCACCACACGCTAAAGTTACAGCTGTGCCTGGGCCACCTAATGTAAGTGTGCTTCCAGATCTTTTTTCTACCTTGTTTACTTTAATTGTACTCATAATTAATTTTGAAACTTATATCTTATTACTACTATTCCTGAACCACCATTTCCTTGTGTTCCACAATAAACTCCTCCACCTCCACCGCCTCTATTTGTTACACCACATTGTGTTCCTGGTGCAGATTGTGCTCCTGCAATTCCAGCACCTCCTGATCCTGTTGGTTCTCTTGCTACACTACCACCTCCTGGTGATGCTCCTCCACCTCCACCTGAAAAACCAAGTGGTGATGCTGTTATGCTTGATGTTGCGCCTGTGCCACCTGCGTGTGGTCCTGGATAATTTCCACCTGCAGCTGTTGCTCCTCCACCTGCTGCACTATAACCTGATGCAGTACCTCCTGGATTTCCTTGAGGGGGTGAAACTGGTGGTGTATTTCCTGCACCTCCTGTTGTTGATGTAGAACCACCGCCTGATCCTCCTGCTACACCTGTTGTTGAAAAACCTGCTTTACCACCACCTGCTGATGTTATTGTTGAAAAAGTTGAAACTCCTCCATTTGTATTTGTATTTGAACTACCACTTGGCCTTGATCCACCTGCACCAACTGTAATTGTATAATTAGCTGTTGGAACTGACAAACCATCAGGTGCCACTAAAGGTGAAGCTGTGTAAGGATCACCTGAAACTTTACCTTCTCTAAAACCACCACCTCCTGCTCCTGCACATTGAGCTCCACCACCACCTGCAACTACTAGATACGATACTTTATTTGAACCTGACGGACTACCAGCTGCTGTTACATTAAAAGGTCCATCAGCAGTAAAAGTGTGAATTTTAAAATCTCCTGAAGTCGTAATTGTTCCTCCAGTTGCTGTTACATAATCTGGAGCTCCTGTAACATTAGCAGTTGAATCAGTTACTGTTTTCCATCCTTTTGTTCCATCAACATAAACTAATGTTACTGATTGACCTTTAACTGATAGTATTGCATTACAAGATCCACCATTTATTAATGAAGAATTTCTACATAATGTGACATTGTTAGTTGCCCAAGTTGATGCATAATCAGCAAATGCAACAATATCTCCAGCAGAGGGTGATGCTGGTAATGTAACAGTTATTACTCCGCCTGTTGTATTTAAAAAAAATCCATCTCCACTCACCGCAGTGAAAGGTGAAGTCTTGGCAGTTGTACACCAATCAACGGTCCCCGTTCTACCGAAACCTGATTGAGTTGCACCTGATGCTAAATTAACTGAAGTGCCTGGTCCACCTAATTCTATGGTGCTACCATCTACTTTTTCTATTTTATTTACTTTAATTGTACTTGTCATAATTATTGAAATTTATATCTTATTATTACTACTCCTGATCCACCAGTTCCGCCTGTTGGACCTGTAGAGGGATAACCTCCTTGACCTCCACCGCCACCACCAGTATTAGCTGTTCCATTTAATGTAGGTGGATTGTTAGGATTTGTTGCTCCTGTTCCTCCACCACCAACACCACCTGTACCTCCAGGAGAAGGACCATTACCTCCACCTCCACCACCACCAGCAAAATATCTTGTATTACTTACAGGACCAGGTGTTCCATAACTTGGTGCTGTTGGACCAATAATTGTATCTGCTAAAAAACTACCTGCTCCACCACAACCTGTTGTGCCTAAAGTAGGAGTAGGAGCTGCATCTGTGCCTACTGCTCCAGCACCACCTCCACCACCTTCACCATAGTTGCATCCTCCAAATGTACTACCTCTACCTCCATTATTTCCTTGTGGAGGACTTACAGGAGGTGTGTTACCTGTTCCTCCAACATTTGATGTTCCAGGTAATGGATGAGGTGTTCCACAATTATAATCTCCACCACCACCTGAACCACCTGGACCTCCAACTCCTTTTGGTACTGGTGAACCTGGTTCTTGACTAAAATATCCACCTCCGCCACCACCTGCTGAAGTAATTGTTGTAAATACTGAATCTGAACCTTTTCTATTAGCATAAGTTGCACTTGGACCTGACACAAATGATGCACCTCCTCCTACTGTTACTGGTATAGCTCCTGTTGTTATTGTAACACCAGTAGGGTTGGATAAAGGGGACATTGTTGGTGCTGGTGTTGCATATTCATTTGATATTCTAAAACCACCTGCTCCGCCACCTCCTCCAATAAGATGACCACTTGAACCACCACCTGCTACTACAAAATAATCTATTTTGTTTGCACCTTTAGTATTTCCTGCGTTTGATACACATAATGTACCTGAACCTGTAAAAATGTGAGTTTTAAAATCACCTGAAGTAATTGTTGCATTACCACCAGTTGCTGCAACAAATGCTGCTGCTACTCCTGTTTCTGTGTCTTCTGCATTCTGAACATTAATCCATCCTTCTGTTGAATCTACATAAACTAAAGTTAAAGCCTGACCATTAATATCTAAAACTAATGTTTCTGCTACTCCACCAATTTTTTCTGAACCATTTGCTGCTATTGTTAAATTATTTGTTGCAAAAGTTCTTGTGTAATCTGCAACTGCAACTATTGCTCCAGCACTTCCTGCTGGTAAATTTATTGTAAATGCACCACCACTAGTATTAGCAAAATAACCTTCACCACTTGCTGCTGTAAATGTAGCAGTTTTTGGTGTTGTTTGCCAATTAACTGAACCTGATCTACCAAATCCAGTTTGTGTAGCACCGCAAGCTAAAGTTACAGCAGTTCCTGGACCCCCTAATGTTAATGTAGAGCCACTTTGTTTATCAATTGTATCTACTTCTATTTTACTCATTAAACTATTACTAACGTTCCTGTTATTGTTACTGTAGCAGGAATAGAAATTGGTCCTGCAAGAACTCCGTTCTCAACAGTTTGTGTACCATCAATCGTTGCTGCTTG